GCTCCAGTCCGGCGGGGCCGTTCCAGCGCCCAAGGACTACCTTGCGGGCATAGCTGGCATCTACGCCGATGGTTTCGCAGTACGCGCTCAGCGACGTGCCTTTGGAAACAAACCCCGCCCGCACGGATTGGAGCAGCTTTTGTCTGGTTTCTGATGCCATGATTGCTCCTAGCGGTAGGGGTGGCCGACAAAAATAGCGTCGAGCGTAGGTTCTGAGGTATCCACCTCAATAAGCTGTAAGCCAAGGTTGCCGATGAGTGACGGCAGCTCGGTATAGCCGCCTGTCAGGAAGTAATCCAAGGTGCCGCCGTGGCACAGGTCATGCCGGAGGATGATGCTGGTAAGGGCTTGTAGTGCGGTGTTGAGCAGGTTGTTTTCTTCGGTGTAATCGGCATCAATGCCGAGGCAATGCGCGGCACAGCAGGCGGTAATGATTTGGCGCAGGCAGGCCGTCGTTAGGATGCTTGGGTCGAGTTCGTAAACGACGTGACCGACGTTTTCCCATTCGACCATGCGGCGGTGTTTGGTCAGTTCGTAGGTGGATGGGACGGGATAAATAATGGGGATGTCATGTTCGATAACATACTGCTCCAAGGCGATAGTGGCCTGGTCGCGGGTCTCGCCCAAAAACAAGCTGCCAGCGTTTTCAACGCGGCCCATATCATGCAGCCACCAGCCTGATGGGTTGCCAAAATCAAAGCTGACTGACCGGACGGTGCCTTGCTTGGGAATGTCCAGCTCTACCGCTTCTCTAAGCGCAGTAAAGCGGGTGTCTTTTTTCATGACATGGCTGATGGTGTCGTTTTCGCATGGGGTTAGCGGCTCTTTGGTAGAGCTATCGGCTGGCGGCAATGGGATGGCGTAGGTGGTGCCTGGGGTGGCGACGGCAACGGTGACGAGTTCGTCATCTGGGTGGGTTTCTTGGTTCATAAAATCCTCGCTCTTTATTTATTACTGAGTTTTCGCTATTGTTTGTCTTCCTTCATCCGTTTCTAGGATGGATTGAATGTAATTATTCCACATTTGTGGATTTCGTCAACTTATAATTTCACAAACATGAAAAAAATAAATGAAAGGCTGTTAGAGGAAAGACTTAGATTGGGGCTTAATAAGAAGCGGATGGCAGAGGCTGGAGGTGTTGTTAATAGCTCTTATACGAATTATGAAGAAGGCAGGCGGTCGCCAGATGGGGATTTTTTGGCGAAAATTGCAGAAGCAGGCGCAGATGTGCAATATATCCTGACCGGAAGGCGGACTATGGATGAAGCGGAGGCGGAGGTACCGCATAACCCCATATCTGACCAGCGCAAGCAGGCGCTGTTTATGATGTTTGAAGCGTTGGGCGATCGGCAACAGCAAGAGATTTTGGCTGCTGTCGAGGAAAAGAAACAGCTCTACGAATTACTAGGGCAAAAGCAACAGCAACATAGGAAGGCAAGCTAACGGGGCGGATTTTGGTATTTTGTGAATTATTTACATAATAATAGTTGGCTGTTATTGTGTGTTTTTGGCAAAACGACCATAATAACCGCCCTATTAGTAAAACAAAAGTGTCGTATTTACCCGATACCATCTAAGCAACGCCCCTTTTTAGTTTACAGGGCAATCCCCGCCCCTGTTACTAAAGCGCTTTATTTTTAACGCGCGTGCGTTTGTGGCACAGTAATGTCTGATTTTTACAGACAACTTGCCGGAGCCAACGCCATGCCGTCCACTACCGATAACCCCGATACCGCCCTTTTTACTTCCGCACCACTTGGCGATAATGCCGACCCTAAACCTGTGCTGTTTGTGCAGCAACCACTTGCGGACGACTTTGCCGCCGACTTGACCAAGCCCTGGTGGCAATCCAAAACTATCCTTGCCGCCGTCGCCGCCGCTTTGCCTGCTGTTGCGCATTTGCTCGGTTTTGACTGGGCGTTGATTGCGCCCTATTCGGGCGACATCGTGACTTGTGTCGCGGCGGCGGGGGCGGTTTATGCCCGTGTGACTGCCACTCATGCCCTTAAATAACCGCCTGTCTTTTTTTTAAAGGGAAAATTATGCTGACCGCACAAAAATGCCTGAAAGTTTTCGGCAACCCGTCGCTGTTGGCGACCCAACAAAAGCACATGGTGATGCGGAATGTGCCGCCTGAATGCCATATCCCTACTGTGCCATCAAGGATTTACTGCAATAAGCAAATGGTCGTGCCGCTAGAGGCCGTGTTTTTGGACATTAAGGCACAGGGGTTGGAAGCGTTAATCCTGACGTGGGATGGCTGTTTTAATGACCGGAAAAAACGCGGCGCATCAACGGCCAGCTTGCATAGTTGGGGGGTAGCAGTGGACATTAATGCCGCGCATAATCAATTCGGCAAGCCGCCGACGATGGACCCGCGCATTGTCGCCATTTTTAAGAAGCACGGTTTCGACTGGGGCGGCGATTGGACGACTAAAAAAGACGGGATGCACTTCCAACTGCGTGATATAGCCGGATAAGCGTCCAACTATTTGCTAGAAGCGGCGGTTAATGGCCGCTTTCTGGCGGTCATTTGCAAATACTTTACGCGCCGACGGGGCTAAAAATGGATTATGAATTGGTAAAAATTGGCCTCAGTGTCTTTAACTTGTTGCTGACGTGCGGGGTGGGGTTGTTTGCCTGGTCCGACCGCAAGGACAGGGCGACGATGGAATCCATCAAGGAACTGGAGCGGGTGGTCGCAAAAAAGCTGGACGAGAAGGCGCAGCGGATCAGCAAACTTGAAATGGATTTGCGGGAAGTGCCGTCGCGTAATGAGTTGGTGCGTATCCATGAGCGGCTGGACGAAATGGCATCCAGCATCAATACACGGCTGGAAGCGATGAATGACAGTTCCAGCAAGGGGCGGCAAGAGACCGCGCTGTTGTTGGGTAAGCTACTGGGGGCGGTCGAGCAAATGAACGGGGGTAAAAATTCATGATGGAACAACAAGACGCGATTACGGCAGAGCGTAGGCTGACTGTTTTGCGGACATTACAGGTGTCTGCTGATTACCGGATGTCCGACGCGCTTTTGCAAACTGCCTTGGCGGCGGTCGGGTGCGGCGTATCCATTGCGGTTATCAAAGGCGATTTGGCGTGGCTGCAAAGCCAGGGCTTGGTAGCAACTACTAAATTGGCCGGGATGACGGTGGCGATATTGCGCAATGAAGGTGTGGATGTTGCTAACGGCGTGTCGGTAGTGCCGGGCATTGCCCGCCCGCGCCCGGAGTAGCGGCATGGGGCGCAGTTCTACGGTCGAGCAGTTGCCTAAGGATGTGTTGGCGCAATTGCAGGCCCTGTTGCTTGATCCGCGCTGTAGCCAATTGCAGGCCACGCAGCGGATTAACGCCATTTTGGCGGAGGAAGGTCATCCTAAAGTCAGTAAGTCGGCAGTTAACCGCTATGCGCAGACGTTTGAGGAAATGACGGCGGAGCTGGTGGAGACTGACCGGATGGCTTCGCTGATGATGGCGGAGCTTAAGATCAGCAACCAATCGGAAGTTGGGCAGGTGACGGCGGAGCTGCTGCGCGTGATGATTATGAAATTTATGCCGTTAGTGCGCAGCGCCATGGCTAAGGATGATATTGACACCAAAGAGATGAAGCTGGTGGTCGATATGATTAAAGGCCTGACCACTAGCCAGCAGCAGCTTGAGCAATCGGCAACGCTGAGCCAACGGCGCATTAAAGATATTAAGGCGGAAGCGGCTAAGGAAGCCCAGGCGCAGGCGGCGGAAGTGATGGGCGAAGCCGCTAAGGCAATGGGGCTGGATGACGATGCGGCGCGGTTCTGGCGTGAGCGGGTGTTGATGGGTGGCGTGTAATGTCTGCCCTTGCGTCTTTGGGCGACACGCAGCGGATCGTCGAATGGGATGAGTTGCCGGAGAGTGTGCGCGAGATTCCTGATGATTTTGACCCTACGGCTAAAGGTGTTTTCATGCAGCACCAAGTCGAGTGGATTAAGTTAATTCATGAAGTCGATTTGGCGGCTGCTGAAAAATGCCGCCGTAGTGGCATTACGCTGGCAACCGCAATGGATGACACAATTACCGCCGCTTCGCGTAAGGCTGCTGGCGGCAGTAACATTTTTTATATTGGCGACACCAGGGAAAAAGGGCTGGAGTTTATTGGCTATGTCGCCAAGTTCGCTAAGGTGATTGTGGCGGCGCAGGGCGAGGCTGTCAGTCAGATAGAGCAGTTTATTTTTGCCGACCAAGACAAGCGCGGTGAATCTACCCAAGACATTACTGCATTTCGCGTACGTTTTGCGTCCGGTTTTCGCATTGTTGCCTTATCCAGTCGCCCCGAAAACGTCCACGGCCTACAAGGCATTGTCAATATCGACGAAGCGGCCCTGCATAAGGATGTGCGCAAGGTCATCGAGTCCGCCACCGCCTTGCTGATTTGGGGTGGCAAAATCCGCATCATCAGCACCCATCGCGGGGTAAAAAATCCATTCAACGAATTAATTGCTGACATCCGTAACGGACTGTACGGCAACTCGGCCAAGGTCTTTAAAATCACCTTTGATGAATGTGTCGCCAATGGCCTGTATGAGCGGGTGTGCTTTATGCAAGGCAAGGCCGTTACTGAGGAAGGCAAGAAAGACTGGTATCTGCGCATTCGTAAAGCCTACGGGCCGCGTAAGTCGGCGATGCGTGAGGAACTGGACACGATACCGCGCGATGGCGACGGGTCGGCGTTGCCGGGGCTTTGGATAGAACGGGCAATGGCAGCGGTGCGGCCTGTATTGCGGTTGTCGTTCGATGATGATTTTAAGTTCTGGCCACCTGCCAGCCGTGCCGCTGAGGTGGATGCGTGGATAAAGCGGATGCTTGATCCCTGCTTAATGAGCCTGGACAAGAAGGCCAAGTATTGGTTTGGGATGGACTTTGCGCGTAAAAACCATTTGTCGGTGATTGTGCCGATGACTAAGCAGATCACTTTACGCCGCTATGTGCCGTTTGTGGTCGAGCTGCACAATTGCCCACCCGCCCAACAAAAGCAGGTGCTGTGGTATCTGATCCCAGCCTTGCCGAATTTTTCCGGTGGGGCGATAGATGCCACGGGGCCGGGCGGAACGCTGGCCGAGGAAACGTGGGACAAGTGGAGCAGTGTGCTGGAAGTGATGTTGTCGCTGGGCTGGTACCGCGACAACATGGGGCAGTTTGTCGGGCTGTTTGAAGACGACATGATGGACATTCCGCGCGATAGTGAGC